ATCCACATCGACTGCTTCATTGATGAGGGTGATGAGGGTGATGCCAGCTAATTCCGCTAAGCGTTGTTGGGTATTCATATATTTTACCTTGTTGAAATTGATGCTGTAATTTCATCCAGCGTTTGATTTGCCTGAGCCATTGTGTGACTCACTTCTGCTAGTAATTCTTTGGTTGCTGCACGAGAGTTGACTACTTCCATCAATGATCTTGTGATCTCTGAGAGTCGACGTTGGATATTATCTTGTTGTGAGGTAGTCATATATTCTAATGATTATGATGTCATGTCTTCAATCAATCGGGCAGCCATATCTTCTATTTCATTGATGTGTTGCATGAGTTCTTGTTGGTTCATGGTAATCATAACATTTCTCCGTATGGTTATTTACACACTCAGTGACTAGAAAGTAGTCTCATCACTAGCTGGAGGTGCCGAAAAATAGTCATCAGCATCTATTGCTTTGATGTACCCCAGCGGTTTACCGTCAAGGAAGTCTATTATGTGTTGAGAATCAGCAGTGCGGTCGAGATACTCCGCATCCTCACGACCAAGGGCATCCAACCGAATGAATATCTTCTTGATAAAATCGTCTTTGTTTTTGGCTGGTGGAGTTATCCAAATAGGAAACTCAAAACTCAGTTTGATCACAATACTTCTTTCATCACCGCCCGCCGGTACCACCTCGTCCAAGCTTATGTCCGTCAGTTCGACGAATGTTAGCTTAGTCCAATCAAATGGATTGTCTGACGTCTGGATTGTTAGTGATGGATCGAATATCATCAAAATCTGTTCGAGTAGTTGCATCTGTTGATGTTGATTGCTTACCCAACAGTGAACTTCTGTTGTAATTTTGTAGGGCACTGGCATATAGCGGTGTATGACTTTTACATCATCAGGCAGCATACCACCACTTGGTAGATACGAGAATCGATCCTCTTGCCCTATTCCCTTATTCATCTCCGGTGCCTGGGATATCCCAGTCATGTGAGTTGACATCACCGGCAATCTCATAGGTTTATTTTGGGTGTTCTCACCAAGAATGCTAGCTACTACTTTATCATAGCTGCCATACATGATGGGAACGGATACAAACTTATCGTCATTAGTCCCTACTTTAATTTTAAAGCCTGTGAATATATTAGCAAATTGAATCAGGTATCGTTCAATTTGATGGCTATAGAAGTATGGTTGGGATTGCATTATAGTTGGTCCTTAATTTGCTGCCAGATATCATATCGGACGTATACAGCACGACCAGAGAACCATACCTCATGAGAATGTAGGTGGAATACTTCTGAAGTGTATTCGAACGTTGGCATTGTTGCAGGTGTGACTAACTGAAAGTTATTGAATTCTGGCGCCATGTACTTCTCCAGGAAGTCTCTCAGTGATCCTGACATCGGGACATTTGGGTAGAATTTACGAATTGATTGGTCCAACTGAGTAGTCACATTCCCAGTACCAGCGGGGTCTATCGTATCAAATAGGTCGATCAAATTATGAGCCAGATCTCCATCGACATTCTGGCCAGCAGATCGAATGAGTGGTTTAAAGCTACCCCACAAATCATATGAGGGACATATACCAATTTTTGTACCATTCTCAGGAAATACGACATACGTGTCTCCATACTCATTAGATTCACCAGTATCGGCGGTTGTGCAGATTGTACTACGATCCCGAGGTGGGTAATTTTTCCAACTATCTAATCCACCAGCTGATAGTAACTTAGTGTAATGATTAGGATTGTCCAGAGACCGGCGTTCGATCCGAGATGAGTCACTTGCAAAATACTCAGTTGTTACTTTCCGCAATCCTCTAAACAATGGAGAATTGTGAATAGAGTCGGAACACCGTTGCTTGATTAACTCAAGTGCATGATCAGCTTCAATTGATACTGTAAATTGAGATGCTGTATCGGGGTCGATGATTGTAGGATTAGACGCGCGGCGGCCGTTAGAAGAATCTGGGGCCGTGAATACAGCGGCTTCGGCTAGTATTGTCGCTAATTTCATTTGATGTCCTGTAGAGCAATGCGTTGATCATCGACATAATATGTTTTAAGATTGGTCTTATTCACCTGGTGAGCAGCACGCTCATCTGATTCCATGTATATCCAACGATTTTTCTTCGCACTATATCTATATAGCTTTGGTGGAATTTTATCATTACTTACCGAATCATAGGTTACCCGGTGATATGCACCATTGACAGCAAATTGAGGAAAGCCCTGAGCCGTATCTCCAACCGTAAACATTTCAGCTGGAGTTCCAGCTGGAGGCATCGCATCTTTATAAATGCCGTGCGCATTTCGATTTTCAAAGCTATTGGTTAACTTTGTTATATTAATATTGTTCTCTATAGCGGAGTCAACGTGTTCCTTCGGAAGCTCAGATTCCTCTGCTATTATTTTATTATCTTGCCCCAATAATGGAGTCATAGTATCAGCTGCAATCTGGATGCGTTCATTAGCTTCGAGTGCAAAAGTAGAGAATAGTGTGTCACTACTTTGGTTAAATCCTGTGCCACCAATTTTATCAAGATCTCCCTCGAGTGATCCAATCAGGTCGAGTGTCTCTTGTCTAGCGAGCATTGGACGAGCGACGATCTTCTGGAACATTGGCACCCACCCAGGTGTGTAACCTGACGTTGACCACTTGACGTCGGACACTTCGACGTATTTGCGAATGATCTTCATGTCAGCAGAAAACTGAATCTCACTTGGGATCTCAAGCACATCACCAATCACAAAACCTCGACCCAACTGTTTGACTGTCTCAGCGAAGTTTGATGTAAATGTGAATACAGCCGAAGGTAGGTCAATTCCAAATCGCGATAACTCGGTGTTAATGTCAACTAGATCGTAGTGAATTTTCAACTTGATTGGATTTGTACAATATGCCCTATCTCGATTTTCTTGGAATAGTGGCGAGTCTTGAATGTTTCGAAGGTCTGTTTGTATGAATTCAAACAGTTCGAGAGTTCCAACTCTCCATCTGGTAACTCCCGTAACATCGACAGGAGATAATCGCCACATTCTAGCTGGAACACTTGATTTAATTGATATAACATTACGATCAGAGTTTTGTGGAAGTGTTATGATGTCAACTCCACGCCACACAATCCCATCATCACTACGTTCAATGCGAACTCGCTTGACCCAGTTATCTGCTGTACCTTCTTGCTTGATAGCAATTGTTGTGATGTGTTTGCGGACTTCTGCAGTCGCCTCATTTGAGTAATATTGTAGTTGGGAGTTTTCTCGCTTTAATAGCCCAAAGTCATACCCTATCCACGACTGGAGTATGTCACCACCGCACAAATCCGATTGCCATCCAGCAGCATATTCATCAAAGGCATTTGCGGCTGGGTAATTTGGTAAGCTATCGCTAGCAATAGCTGTACCAGTTCCTGCAACATCAACCAATGTTCCTTGTTGATGTACTCCCAACATCTTGAATACACAGACATCCGCTCCACCAATATTCAAATTTTCATTTACTATAGAGTTGATGTAGCAATTATCTGCCGTTTGCGATTGAAGTTGTAGTGGAGAACACAAGCTAGAATCTATCGTATCGGGGCACGTCAACTGCCCACCGGCAGTTATCAATATGCACCCACCGGCGGTTGTGTCAGCTTGCGCTTCTGCTAGATGTGGAAGTGCAGCGCAGGAACCATCCGACGGTGTGCATGTGTTGCGTGGGATGAAGTTGCTCTCCGATGAGGTGTGGTTGGTGATAGTCTGCGTGTACGCAGTGGTCTTCTCAACAGAGGGGTCTAAAAATATACTCATGATCGCTTATCCCTTTGTTATACTTGCGCCGATACCCCAAGTCTCAATATCAGACGCAACAAAGTCTTCCAATTCTTGGATGAGCGCTGTTTGCATTGCTACTGCCTCTGATTTCAAGGATTCGGCGTTGAGTGTAATACTACCACCAGCGCCGGCCAATGAACTAAACTTACCACGCATATTGCCCAACATTATCATCGCCTCACTCAGCGCCCAGTCCTCAATCCAATTTTTAGTCATGCGATCTGTAAGGAGGTCTTGTTCTGTCCGTTCGATAACTGCATCTATCAGGATCCGCTCAGCGTACCCTATTGACCGCATAATTGATAGAGACCGGCTGCGTTCCGTCCATTGGAATTGAAATTCACGCACGAATAGTTTATTAACTAGTGACTGGTAAGCAGACATCAGGTGGTACGAGAGCAAGTCAAATGTTCCTGCTGAATACAAAGACTGAATCATTTGTTGTCCATACAAATCACCACCCTCTTCTGTCGGAGAAGATACTGCTGCAAGGCTCCCACGTGTTCGATATATGTTGAGGACATCAACAATTGTGTTGAAGCCAACGGCCCGGCTTGTTAGGATGTATTTTTGTTGTCCTGCTTTGAGGTCAAGAAAAAAGTACGCACGTGCGTTACCTGCACCAGAGTCGCGTCGAATATAGTCCAATCCCTTTTGTACAGCAAGGTCCATCTGATCTCGCGACAGCTCTACATTCGTGATTGGAGCGCCAAGTCTTGTGTATAAATTATGGATTACCTTACGGCGCTCGTCGGCACTACCGTCCGTACCAACGCCGATCTCTTCTGTAAGTGGGCGACCACTATACCCATCAAGCCCCAAAATAGGTGTACCTGTTGTAAATCCTAGATCAGTGAATAGCAGTGAAGAACTGATGAATTCTACCATCGAAGGCTCGCCACACAGTGTCGATACGACGTTGATATTGTTGATGTCATTCCAAGCTGCGATGAACGGTGGAGTAACCGCCTGCCACTCCGTACCGGACCAGATCGTCAGTGCTCCTGTTGTGGTGTTTAGCCACCGAGTTCCTACTGGCAGATTAACAGGAGTTATCGAGAACGGAATAGCTACCCAGTTAGATGTGGCGTCCCACTGCCAGAGTGTGACTCCGTCATACCAGGTAGATCCTAATAGTGGGGTAGTCGGATCAACAATTGCTGTGGTAGGGAATACAGCAGTCCACACCGCGCCGTTACGGCGATACCATAACCGAGTAGTAGTGTTGAACCAGTATCCTGACGTTAGAGTGCTTGGGCGAATTAAACTTTGGATAACACTTACCCCCACCCAACTACATGATGGAGTTGACCCAACCAAAGTGAACCATAGTCCGAGTGTCGAGTTGTACCAGAGTGCTCCTTGCTGCAATTCAGGTCGTGCTGCAGGATCTTGTAGTTGATTGAATAAACCAGCAGTGAATTCAACCCAAGCCCCACCGTCCCATTCATATATTCTTGTGGTAGCAGAATTGTACCAAATCTCACCAACAGTAGGAGTTGTTGGGCTCTTGTGATACACCAGTGCTGCTAGGATTGCCCAAGTTGATGTGAGTACGTTATATTGCTGTACCACTCGCGTGAGTGGATTTACCCAATATTGATCAGGGGTTGGATTTACTGGAGCAGTCACACTGATGGTTGCTCCCACATTAACCCAAGATAGGCCGTTCCAACTCGAGGTAACCATCGTCATCGGATCGTACCACAATGTTCCGGCGTTCAGTGCCAATGGATCTAGAGGGGATGTTAGTACGTTGGTAGTAACCCAACTGTGTGAAATATCATTCCACCTCTGGAACAACCCAGTGGTCGGTTGACGCCAGATGTTAGTACAAGTCAAATTTGGTACACTTGCTGGATCTACCGCGCTTATATACGAAGTTACATCCTTCCACACGACTCCATCGAATATGCGAGCTGTGGTACCATCAAACCAATATTCATCACACTGCGCGATAGTAGGATCACTAGCATATGAGATTACAGGATTGGTAGGAGGTGGTAATATCCATGAGCTACCAGACCACTCTTTCAGTTGATTGGTGTTTAGGTCAAACCAAAGGTCGCCGGTGCCGGGTGTAGTAGGATCGCTACTGGAACTTACAGGTTTGACTACACCAGCACGCGAGCCGTCCCATTGAGTCCAGTTATTGGCTACTAGCGAGAATTGACCGTAGTATGGAAACTGTGCCTGCTCAAATTGATTGACTGCTACTCGTTTCCAACTATTATTGAGTTCATCGAGCAGTGATTGATAAGTTGTTAAGACAGACCCTCTAATCATCAAATCGATGGGCTTATCATCAACCTTCATCTTGACACTAAATGTGTTTGTTGTCGGGAGTGGAATTGGTAACTGGGCTGATGGTGTTACTCCTGATGTTTGGATACACTGATACCCTGAAGTGCACTTGATTTCAGGCACTGGTGGGGATGATGCAGAATAGCTGTATATGCCAGACTGGTTATATTGGCATATGTTGTCAATAGCAAAGAATCCAAAATAGTAAGCAGTACAGGATGAGTCCAACCCTGTGACCGTCACACAGCCTGTTGTATTGTCTGTGTTGCTACTCCATACAACTTTAGCAACGCCGATACGATCTCCAGCAAACAGTGTGTCGGATATGTTGGCATCTCCTGTGTAGCAGCACGTCCCATCCTTAGGTTTGTGTTGTTGAGATATGGGGGTAGTGCTGACTACAAGGGTGCCGCCAGCGTAGTGTCCCGTTGGTGTGCCACAGCCAGTTCGTGGAGTTGGCGGAGTCGGAGCCCAACACACAGTGCCTGTGGTATCAGATGTTCGAGTAAATGTTAGTGTCTGAGAGTTACCCTCAACTCGAATTGCGTTGGGTGTGTCGAAGAATGATACGGCCATATGAAGGGGTTTCTTATTATGATCTATTTATCGCACATCATAAATACCAAGAATGGGCAGTGCTCCACATCCATAACGCCGGATATTACACTTACACACATATGCGCTTAATAGACATCACTCAAGCCCTCATTGCACAAGCTTCTCTAGTTGAATCGTATAGCAACTACCTGAGCACTCTCATAGCGACAGTCAAGAGTCCGCAGAAAATGGCATTAATTAAGCCGAATGTATTAAATCAAATGGCAGGTATTGTGACAGCTCTGTCGATTGTATCGAATGAAAAATTTCGAGCAACTCTCAAGCTAAGTGATGCTGATGTAGTCACGATGATTAGTAAGCTCGGAAGCGATCCTGCGGTTACTTCTGAACTGTTGAATATTTCCAAAAAATCACCATCTCAGTTGTCAATACTGACGACTCTATTCACCAACTTTACTAAATTGCCAGCAGAGAAACAACAAGAGCTAATAGTACAGGTGACAAAATTGGATAAAAAATTACAAACCTTGGTTACTGAAAAGGGTGCTGAAATAAAGAAAGATGCTCAAGAGATTGATAAAGTTACACAGATAGCAGTGCCAAACTTGACTCTGTAGGTGTAGTGTGAGGTGATAGAAGCGCACTGGTCCGTGCTTCTATTTATACTGCCTCACATTAACTCTACAAAGGATCAAAATGGCACGAAAACTCAGTTCTACTCAACCTTCACGCAGGTCTACTGCAAGCGCTTCTTCAACCAAGCGCGAACGGTTCATCACTGTCGAGACGGATGCTCAGCTCAATGCTGCACGCAAGAGGAAAACATGGACAGAAAAAGATTGTGTTGATGTCACTCCACTAACGGATACTCAACGTGAGGTATTTCAATGCTGGTACCAGCGTAGTGATTCTCACTTAGCACTAACCGGTAGTGCTGGTACGGGAAAAAGTTACGTCGGATGCTATTTGGCAATCAATGATGTACTCAACCCCGAAACGGACCAAAAGAGATTGATCATTATTCGAAGTGCTGTTCCTACTAGATCGAGTGGTTTTTTACCAGGATCTCGTGAAGAGAAGGAGGAGATTTACCAAGCACCTTATAAAGAGATTTTCAGTAAGCTATTCAAGCGGGCTTCTACTTTTGAGGACATGGTTGACGCTGGTGTGATTGAGTTTGTTACAACAAGTTACATTCGTGGAGTTACTTTTGATAACTGCATCATCTTGGTTGATGAAATTCAGAGTATGACTCAACATGAAATTGATAGTGTGTGTACACGATTGGGTAAGAACTCTAGGATCATGCTCGTTGGTGATTCACGGCAGGACGACTTACACTCGAAGAAGGGTACTGAAGTCAGTGGATTTGATTATGCTATTAGTACGGCCCGCCATGTTTCCAGTTTCGATATCATCAAATTTACTCACGATGATATTGTGCGAAGTGGATTCGTAAAGGATTGGATTATTGCAAGCGAAGGTTTCTAATACTATCCCATTACCAGGATAGGCACTGGCTCTATCCTGGTAAATACCTCACAACACAATACATAATTATTACATGAAATTTATTTTTGCAACCAAGGCTGCGTGCTGCGGCAATAAGGGAGGGGGAGTGAAGTTAAGATCCACAAACTATCCAATAGAAGCGGGTAATGCAGCTAATGGGATACTGAGGGCTTTTGATGTGTTTTACACAAACTATCACACCCAACCTGCTGAAATTGTTATGACGCAGCCTGAGTTATCCATTATCCAATCCGAGCTCCCAAACAGTGAATTCTCACTAAGAAATTCTATGTTGTATTTTCGCAACTATCCTATTACCTTGGAAGTACTGTGATGAAGTGGGTGAGTAGTTACATTGCTACACAACAACAAGCAGATCAGCGCTTCGACACATGCAAGCGTTGTATCAACATGAGTGCGATGAATATGTGCAACCAGTGTGGTTGCTTTATGCCAGCAAAAGTTCGACTCAAACACTCATACTGTCCAATCCAATTCTGGGGACCGATTGAAGATACAGGTGAGCAACACCCTGTTTTGCCAGAGTACTATGAAGAACTCAACAAAGATTGACCCCACGGTAGCGATACCAATGGGGCTTTTCTGAGATTCGAGAATCTATTCGTTCGGTAACAATATCGATATCCCGCTGATCTGGTGTCCAGTCTAGGTACAGTCCAGCATTAATGAATGTATCGCTGTCGAACTGTGACTCTTTGTTGTAATTGACGCCCCTAACATCCAGCTCACGCTTAATTCTCTCATACCTGTTAGCTAAGTAAAGCCCCTTGTTATAAAACCACGAAACGTGGCCAGTGTTTAATGTGAACCGGGGAGGCATGCGTTCCAACACTCGCTCTACTCCAAACGCTCGGAGACTTCTGATTAGGGATTTGGGTACCATCTTCAATTCCCTGAATTCCGAAAATAAATGGCAATCCATTAGTAGCGTCGGATCTATTAAGTTAACTCGGGTCATTTTGATTTCTCGATACTCTGCAAGATAAATAAAAAATTGCAACACTAAGGGACAACATGCGCACATCATACACCTATTTGATTGGTTGGTCAACATTAGATCGATGGTACTACGGATGCCAATACGGAAAAAATGCAAATCCAGATAATCTATGGGTTACATACTTCACATCATCTAAAGTAGTGAAGGATTGTCGATTGAAATACGGCGAGCCAGATGTGGTCAAAATCCGAAAAGTTTTCAGTGATGGTAACAAGTGCAGAGAGTGGGAATCGAGAGTACTGAAGCGACTAAGAGCCGCTGGTAGACTCAATTGGTTGAATAAGCAATCTGGTTCTGGAGTATACATCAACACTACGGTAAACGTCAGGTGTGCAGTGACTGGAATTTACATCGGACCTGTGCCCATAGATCACCCTCTGTATGTAGCTGGTAGTTATATTCCATTTAATAGAGGAGCAAAGTACGGGCCGAGTAAAAGGAGAGGGCGACCCAATGTATCTAGCATAGGGAGAGCAGTAGTTAGGGATTCTACGGGAAGTTACTACCAAGTTCCAGTCGATGATATTAGGATAACATCAGGGGAGCTACAACCTATGTGGAAAAGTACTGTGTCCATTAGAAATATTGAAACTGGTGAGATCAGACAACACAACCGGTGCGACGAATTGCCTTCGGGCTTTTGTCACTTGGCTAAAGGTAGGATAAATGTCAAGGATAAGGACGGCAACAGTTTCCAAGTACTAAAGACAGATGAGCGATTAGTTACTGGTGAGCTGGTCCACGTAAACACAGGGCGCAAGGTCAAAGATCCATCAAAAGCCTCTCGACCGAAAGAAAAGAATGGAAGGTGGACTGGGATATCCGACGACCAATACTTGGATAAGATTAGAGCAGTGGTTACAGCAAATCCTGAGTTCAGATGGAAACAAATAGCAGAGTCTATTGATTTACCTGCCAGCAGGACCTACTTGAGAAAGGTAATTGAACAGGAATTCGACATACCAACATACAACAATAGAAAGCTGACGAATTCCCGATGATTGCGTGAATCCCACTGACATAGATTATATTGTTGGATAAATAGCTGATCGCCAATCGGGCCCTGCCAGCTACACATGAATCTTTTCACAAAAATTTTATTCGAGACAGCACCCAAGTATACTACTCAAGATGATACTAGTGCTGTAGAAATGTTAAGAGCACACTGTTCCGATGCGCTGTGGATGTTGACAAGTAACACCCCAATCTACAGAGGGGATAAGCAGTTGACGTCAGAAGCAGGCTTTTTATACGTGGACCCCAGTGAAACTGTAAGAAAATCTAAAAACACCACAAACTTCTATACATCTGTATTTGATGCAATCCCTAGTTGGGCTGGTTGGCCAAAGCGTTCTAGAAGCTTTATTGGATCTACCAATCGAGGTACAGCAAGTGCCTTTGGCAACTTCCGAGATGTGTGGATTCTAATCCCCTTCAATGGAGTTCAGATTGGGGTATGTCCATACCACGACTTATGGGCTACACCTGTACGTAGCTTTACCCGGAATTACATGGTTGATGATTTGAATTCAGTGTTCAAGAAGGTGGGTTGTGAGGAGTACTCAGATCTCGACAAGTTATCAGACAGTGATTTGAGCTTTTTGAACCAGCAGCTCCACACTCAACTCCAGACCACATCGGATGTTAAGTGGTGGGTTGGGAACCTATACTCACCCGAATCACTTCAATTAAAAAAGTACACTACAGCCACACTACCAAGAGCACTCATGACACAAGATCGTGAAGTCTGGGTATCTGGTAAGTGTGTTATGATTTCGCCCAGTATGTGGGACCGACTTCGAGCAGCTCTTTAAGGTTGACCTGCGTCACGTGATACAGGTGGTTGCACAACACCCATAATATCACGTTGCTTCAAGAATAGATATTTTGTTTTTTCGTGCTCGATTTCCTGACCACTTTTGCGGTTGAACATCACTCTATTCCCGACTGATAATACCATTGGATCAAATCTATCGCCAATGAAGGTACCTGGGCCGACAGCCACTACTGTCCCGACTTCTGTATCACTCTCAGCTTTGGATACCAACACAATACCCGATGCTGTCTCAGTTACCTGTGCCTGTTTTTTAATCACCACGAAATCGTGGAGTGGTTGTAAATTCATAAAATCTCCTTGTTGTCAGAATTGTCTGATAAATTATTCTATGCGGTTTATTGCTCTGGTTGCTACACAGGTGAGTCACAGCTTAGGTCAGCTCGGTTCACTTCAAATTTTAATGTCCCACAATCCCAGACTCTCCAGAACCCATGCAATTCCATATTAGCATACTCCGTTAGTTTGGGGTCGAACTGAGGAAGGATCTTTTTGAGATTGTCCTTACGATAGTTCCACCTGTGCTTACGAACACCGTCAACTACGTAGAAATAAGATGGTGGATTGTCTACTGTTAGTTTGAATCCAAGTATGGTATACATGTTACCCACACTCCACCTCTTATCAGCAAAGCTGTATATCCGCCGCCAATCCGGTTGGGTTCGCTTGAAGTGGGTCAGTAACTTGGATGCAATTCCAGGGATACGGTACTTAACATCAGTACAGAATCTACTTAATTCCCACACACCTTGCTTGTCGGATAGTGATTTATTCTTTTGCCCAAGAGCGACCCGCGGAGCGGAGAATGTCATTACCGCAACCAACGTAGTTTCAAAGTATGCTCCCAGTGATATTGAACACGTATCATTCCCCTGTATGTGGTTACTATCTA